CTGCGTCTGGTGTTGGGCCTATGATAAACGCTGTGTCATCAAAAAGACCGTAGTGCTTGGGCTTTCCTGTGCTTGTTGGGCCGGGATACGCCTCGCGGATGAAGTTAACATCCTTATTCAGCAAGTACTCGTAGTTGCCGTCACCGTCAATAACCGCCAAAGAAAACGGATACAAGAAGTCTGTAGGGAACACCAAGTACTTATTTCCAGAAGTCAGGTTACCAGTCTGGTTACGACGCAAAGCCGGTATCTGAACAGTGTTATAAATCTTCTGCTCAGCCTGATCTGTAAACATAGCAAGCTGGTCTTCTGTAAACGACTGCTCGCAGATGTCTTCTATGTTTGCTTTAAGCTCGGTGTAATTCACCTGCTACTCCTTAAGCCATCGGGCCTCGGGCCATAGTACCTTTAGTTGCTGCGCCTACGCCGCGAACCTTAACACCGCTAGTCTTCATGTCTTTAGGCGGTTGGTTGCAGCAGTCAGCTACTGAGTACTTTACAGGCTCGTTAGGAAACTCTATTACCTTCGGGGCCTTCACGTTTGATCTTGACTTCATTTTCATTTTGATCTCCTAGCTCGTAGTTACTGTTACGGTCCCTACGGCGCCTCTTCCTTCCAAATTGTCTGGGGTAAGTCCAAAAGGATCGTTTAGTCCTACTGGGTCCCATCCCCATTGAATATCCCTACTAGCTACTAACTCCGCAGAGTCCGGACGTGGGTTTCGCAGCGCCTGTGGGTCTTCAACCGGAAACTCACCTAACTTGTTCTGTGGCTGATCTGGGTTCCAACACTCGGGGCATGCCTTAATGTTAGTCTTATTTCCCTTAACAATCAGCTCTTTAAGTTCACGTAGCTTGTACTGAAACCCACATACGTCGCATATTGCGATTGCTTTTTGCCCAGACGCATACTTGTAGCTCATGTCTACCTCACGCCATAAATACGCGGCACCAAGCTAAGTGTGGCTTTCTCTCTATCTTCACCCGCAGCTAACTCGAACTGACGCTCGTACTCGGCCTGTAGCATAGGAATACGTGGCATTAACTCAGGGTCTTTTTGCGCTATATAATACGCAAGCCCTGCAACGAGGCAGGGTAAGAAACGGAAGTTAACGTCTGCTGTGTTTACCCCTGTACCGGCATCTTCAATACGACGCATGCGCCAATACTTAAGGATGTAGTAAGGCGCTACAAGCGTGCCTTGATCTGGCACAGGCCATACTGTGGCTGTTGGGTTAGCCTGCCCACGGTCTATGTACATCTGGATGGGGCGGCCTTGGCTTAGCTTGTTAGGGATGCTGGAGTACGTAGAGACGCTGATTCGAGTAATGTTTAGGTCAGACTGAGTGCTGATGTTGCCACTACCCGTACGTACTACGTGCTCTAATAAATCTATAGTATCTGCTGGCAGGTTGTAAGTGGCTGTGCCTTGAGCGAGGTTTAACGTACCCTCTTCAATGGTCCACATGTTAATGCCACGGTTCTGCCACTCGATAGTCAACAGGTTCATGGAACGACGAGCAGTACGCAGATCATAGCCAGAACGCATTTCTCTACCGGCACGTTCCCACGCTTCTTCCGCAATCTCGGTGAAGTCCATGTTGAACGCTGTAGTACCAGAAGTCGCCATTATTTCTTCTTCCTTTTAAGCGGTGTTACACGCTTGGGTTTTCCCGCCGGTTGCCCTAGGCGCTTCTTCTGCGCTACTCGGGACTTCTTCTCTGCCGCTGTCATTTCACCAGAGGTCTTAGGCGTTTTACTGGAGACGCGCTTTGTGGGCCTACAGTACGGGGTTCCCCGCTTCTCGCCTTCCTTACGACCGCAGGCTTTGCCGGTTCGGACATCTTTCCAGTCCTCTTTAAACCAGCGCTTTAGGGCTTTGCCCTTCTCCGTCTTACGAACGGCCACTGGCTTTCTTCTTCCGGCATTTAGCAATAGCACCCGAGGCGTACGCAGATGGGAAGACTTTATACGACGCCTTCACCTTGCGGTAACAATCATCTTTGACCGTACCGCCTTTCTTAAACGTAATGGGCTTCATTTTGCCCATGCCTCGGCACTTCATCATACCATGCGACCCTTAGTGTGGCCTTTCTTACAAATACCGTCACCGCGAACACAGCCACCAGCTTTATAGGCCGAGTTCTTAGCCATGCCGCCCATCATCATCTTCTTAACGGGCATATCAGTCATACCGCCAGCCTTCATTTTCTTAGTTCCGCAACCAGCCATACCGCCACTCCTAAACTTACGGCCTTTATCGGCCTCGACATAATCTTTACCCACGCTTTGTGGGATTCCGACCTGCTTAGCAAACTTGGGGTTATTCGCCACCGCTGCCATCAGGTTGTGTTGTTTCTTGCTCTTGCTCGGCATCTTTCTTCCCGCCTTTGATGCTGACTAAAGTAGGTTTAGATTCTCCAGTCTCCTCAGTCTCTTCTTCATGAAAAGCCTGTAGTGCAAACGCAAACTCTAAAATCTCTTCTGGTGACCAACGTCCCTTAGAGTAACTCAGAATAGCTAACGAAACGTCTACCATCGAGTACTCTAAGTCTTTCATTCATAATCTTCCGCGGTTAAACCAGCCTCTTCAAGCGCGATACATGCGAGTTCTTCTTCCGTGCCGCAAGTGCACGGACCTTCGTCGTTGATGGCGCAATCTGCCATATGACCTGCATATTCAGTCATACTTACCCCCTACCATTTTACTTTGTCAGCCCAGTACGCTGCGCTCATTTTACCCTTGGCGATGTTCTTGCCGTGGCGGGATTTAAACGATTTGCGCTTGGCTTTCATCTTAGCAGATTCGCCCGCTTTGGGTTTACCCGCAGTAGAAGCACCTTGCTCACCGAAACGAATAACTTTCTCCTTCCCACCTTCGCAAGCCTTAACTACATGAGACTTTTTAGGGTGAGACGGAGTCCGTTTAGGCTTATTACAAGCCATCGCTTTCTTGTCGACTTGCTTAGCCATTAGCTGTAGAACACCGTCATTGCAGCAATATTAGTCAGCAGAGTGATTGTTACGTCACTTGCACACCGAATGCCGTAGTCTGGGATGTTAATGGAGTGCGAGTCGTCTGTGGCAAAATCAATGTCCAAGACCGTACGGCCACCAGCACCGTCAGTAATGGTCAATCGACCGGGACCGACATTACTAGTTAGCACTTGCACTTGGCGTATACGAGCTGGGCCTACGCCCAAACTACCGGTGCCTGCGGCAGCAACCCGTTTGGTTTGAATATCTGAACTAGACATAGGTCTCTCCTCTAGTTAAGTCTAAAGGTTAGCCTGCTGAAATAGATAGAGTAACACCGTCAAGCCAGATAGCGCCCGCAACACCCGGATCAGAAGTAGGGATTACGATTACGTTAGCAGTGCCAGTAGCAGTGATGTTGCCTGTAGTAGTTACAGTGCCTTGAAAGCCGTTAGTCGAGATGACAGGGCCTGTAAAGGTAGTATTAGCCATTTGAGAATCCTCACATGCGAGTTAATTTGGGGTGCATCTGTCTGCATGTCGTCAGCCGGGACTGTCAGATACACCGGATGACCCCGGTATAGTTACTATATACCATTTCGGGGATAAGTACACAATACTTAAGCAAAAAAAGACCCGCCTATAGAAGCGGGTCAAGTCTCAAGGGGAACAAACAGTTTCACAGTATCACTTAATGCGGGTCTCGTAAATATTCTTTATCCACCACATGAACATATCTTCGCCAAGGGTGTGTTTCATGGTATTTACCCTAGCAGCGACCAACTGTGCGTTTTCGCGTACGTAAGGGCCGTTGGGGTTTATCCGGTCTATCGAGGCGTTGAAGTCTTTTTGTTTCCTGTCGCCGTAGGTGCCGTCTCTTTGGTGGGTCATCAAAACCCCGGACAACGCGCATCTGCCATCCTGTATTTCCCACAGGTCAATAAGGTCTTCCGTGGTCAGTTCGTAATCAACACCCTGTTTAGCGCGTCCGGATTTTAGCTGTGTATTTAGTACTCGTAGGTAGGATTCGGGAGTGGCAGAAGTCTTACGCGCCCTTTGCAGGGTAACGCATTGTTGGCACACACCACGAACAAACCCCTCTTTGAAATGCTCGAATTGGGATATCAGCTTAGTTTTGTTGCACGAAGTGCAAATTCGAGAGCCTTGTGACTCTTGCTTTACTTTAGGTTCTCTAGGCATAGGTACTATCTTCACACAAAAGAAAGGGGGCCGTAGCCCCCAATCTTAACACCTTTTTGCTTATGAAGCGCCGGGTGAACCGAAGATGCCCAGTGGGTCAGATACGCCGAAGCTGTATCGCTCACGAGCCTTATATCGGCTGTTACCTGTGTCAAAGTCTGCGTCCATGCTAGTTTGCATAGGTGAGCGGACAAAGTGCTTCAGGCCGTTAGGTACGTCAGTCATCAAGAACCACGCATTGGTGTCAGTCAGGTAGTTATTTACTGTATAACCACCGGGGATTGAACCATTGTTGCGGATTGCGTTGATGTCGTTATCTGCTGTAGACACACGAAGCTCAGTATCCAACAGGCGCGTAGCAACGAATTGCAGGCTTGGTGGGATTACAAGCTTAGAAGGCTTAGCAGCGATAAGGAGACCACGCTCATCAGTCCAACCAGCGATCTGGATAACGGCAGCTTCGAGTGAAGTTTCGTTAAGATCGGCTGCAACAGCAGGACGGTTTGAGTTAGTTCCACCAGAAACTAGTGGGTGGTCAGTCGCACACAAAGTCTTGCCGTCGCCGTAAGTAGTACCGGAGAATGCGTTGTTGAGGATGCTAGCACCCTTAACTTGCTTAGTGTAAGCCATCGCACGTGCAAGTGCCTTCGTGTAACGTGAAGAGAGTGAATCGTAGAGGTTGTCTTCGATTGCTTCTTCAGTCAACGAGAAGCCCATTGCAACTGTCTCGTGAGTGTAACGAGCAGTCCACGCTTCTTGTGCGTTGTCATACTCGATTGCAGAACCTTCACCCTTAACAGGCGCGGCACTGAAACCGGACAACTTAGTTTCTTCCTCGAAAGAACGGTCAGAAGACTCAGTCTCGAAGATTTCGGCAGCCTCATCACCATACTTAGCGTATTCGAGACCAAATAGGGCGTTTAGACCCGGTAGTAGCTCCTTAAGGAGTTGCGCTCTTGAAATAGCCATTTGCTAGTCTCCTTACACGCCAAGCGTTGAATTGTACTGGTGGGTATTGAGCTTAACAATCAACTCAACAAAAGCATCAGCACCAGTTGCGGTATCTGTGACAACGTCAATTACTCGCACAGGAATAGTTGCTGTAACAGCATCTGAGCCAGCGAGGACTGATTGTCCAGAATCTCCAGTAGCAGTATCGCCTGCACCTTGTACTACGGCCATATTAGAGCCGACAACAGTACGGTCTTCTGCGGTTACTGTACTACCTGCATTTGTTACAGCAACTTTGAAAGCCGCCATAGGATCATCTACTACGATAGCAAACGCGTTAGTAACGCTATTGCCGGGGTAGTATTGAGCCGGTGTGAACTGGCCCAGAGAATTGACGTATTGAACGCCAACACAAACACCCACCGTAAGACCACTAACGGTACCGGTGAACTTCTCAAATGTGCCTGCCGCTACAGTTTGAACCATGTCACCCGCGAAGATAGCCACGTTGTATGTACCCGCAATAGGAATAAGGCGAGTAGCACCAGCGTAAGGCATACCGTCGATACGGTTGATTGGCTTAAAGCCGTAGGGAGCGCTGACTGTTGGATAAGCCATTGTATATAACTCCTAAAATTTAATTTCCGCTGCCGAAAGTAACCTTCGATTTCCTATCGTGAAATAGGGGCATACGAGGATCATTTTCGCGCATCAGGTTATTGTCCACAGAGTGGATTTGCGATTCAGCTTGTTGCTTATAAAACGCATTTCGCTCTTGGACAAGTTCTACTGGGGCCTTACATAGCATCAAACCGCCGACGATGACATTGTCCTTAAACCGTGGGTCTGCCACAGCGTCAGTAAATATCTCGGGGTGATCTTGTGCACGCACAGGTTCCCAGCCTTCACGTAATTTTGAAGAAATATTAGTGGCGTCAGATTGACCGTTAGTTGAAATACGAACCCAATGGTAAGTATATCCGTCTTCAGGAGTGGGATCAGGCAACACTGTAGGTCGCGTCCACGCCGTTTTACGGACCGTCTTTGCACGGGTCTCCGCTTATCGATTAAGTCTATTCGCAGCCATTATCCTTTCCTCATTAATTCAGCAGCCTGTTTGGCGTAAGTTTCCAGTGGTACTCCAAGTTTTTTCGCAATAGCAATCTGTGATTGAGTTAACCTAATCTTCTTAGGTCCAGTGCTCCGCGTAGCGGGTGCAACCACGTTACTAGATTTCTTGGGCGCCTCTGGCGTATCTTCAATCCCATCATCAAACTGATCGGGAAATACTTGTCGCATACGAGAGTTAATTTTCTCGTAGTAAGTATCTGATGTGGGATCAATCCCGTCCTTCGTTAACTTGTTATGTAACCCTAAAGCAAAGGCAGTCATTTCGTCGTCTGAGCCGAACCATGGGTTATCGTCGCGCCATGTTTCTGCTTTTTCGTCTTTCTGCACTCGAGGTTGGGGTACATCTACCTGCGTTTGTACAGGAGTTTCTTGAGGTTGTAAAGCCTGAATTTGCTTAGGTTTCAACCCGTTAACTTTATCTAAACGTATTTGCGCAGTGTTCAGCGCAGTTTGAGCTTCTAATATAGCATCAGGTTCGCCAGATTCGTACGCCTCTCTATACTGACGCTGTGCTATGGTTATCTCATTCTGCACCTGTCTTTTGGCAGATTCGATAAGTGAGTTATGGCTCTGGTCCACAGTACCTTTTAGCTTTTGGTTCTCTGCTATAAGGTTTTTAGCGTATTCCTCTAGAGCTTCTCGCTCACGTAAAGCCGCTTCTTTAGCCCTACGCTCGTCATGATAGCCCTTGCTGAAGTGCTTAATTCGGTTCTTAACTTTTTCGGAGTAGTTCTCTAGCTCCTCGTTAGTAACCTCTTCTGGGGGTGGAGAGGCCGTTCGCCCACGATCTTCTTCAGGTGTATCGTCTTCCACCTCGATCTCTACTTCGCCCGCCTTTATAGTATCTTTGGCGGACTTCATATCTTCTCGACCCACGGCACCTTCTACTTCTAAAGGCGCGTCTTCTTCCTCAAGAGCCACCTCAATTTCGGCGGCTGCAACTGCTTCTTTATCGGGGTCTGGGAATTCAAATTCTACTTGTTGTCTAGGCATGGTCTATTCCTTATGCGCGCGAGACTGCTCGCGGATCATCGACGACGGCCTCAATAGAGTCGTCATTCATTAAACGATATTCCTGCTTTCCAACTTTAAAGCGCGTACCAGTATTGGCACGGAACATCACGTAATCACCTACTTCACACCAAGGTCCAGTAGGGAACCGTTCTTTGTCGCTATAGGCTTCTGCACCCATATCAAGTACACACCCGATAGTAGACAGGATGTACTCTTCCCGTCGCGTCTGGTCTGCCTTAATAAGACCACTGTCTCCAAAGGTCTCCTCCACGTTAGGGAGGGCAATAAGCACCCTGTACCCCACCGGCTTAGGGATAGAGGCTTCTAACTCTGCCTCTTCTATAGCTTCCTCTTCTATACGTTCTTTACGCTTTAGCTCTAGTGCAGTCATTGCTGGGGAAACAGAAGCTTCCGCTCCCACCCCGCTAACCGTTATAGTTTCAGTCATCGTTGTCGTCCATATAGTTACGCGAAAGGTCACCTACTTCTCTTAATGCAGCGTTTAGACCCCGAATCACACCACATACCTCCCGATATTCAGCAAAGTCTTTAGCTCCGCCACTTTTCAGGAAATCTTCGCTGGAGGCTTTAAGCTCCGTTAATTTTTCATTTAGCACGTCAAAGACGGTTTTAGCCATTATCTTCCCTGCCCTCTATATTCTTTGAAACTACGACGTTTGTGTTTATTCATCGAGTTGATCTTAAGAGCGCCGTCGCCAATACTGGTGCCCTTTTTACCTTTATTGAGCTGTACAGCTTCTGACGAACTCATCCCTATCTTTTTAGCCATTTATGTTTCCTTTTGCCATGTATCTAAGTTATAGCCTACGAGTTTGGCGTATCCCTTAGCGTAGTTACAATCGGGGCGACAGGGGCACGTTGCGCAGTCTATTTTGTGAGCTGTAGTCACGTGGTCTGCCCCAACAGCGTTGTTTGCCCAATACAAAACATGCCCTACTCTCGCTATAGGGAACTTTTCTGCTATTTGAGTAGCTAAATCCCCATCTTCACACGTGTATGCTAGCTTAGTGTTATATCCGTTAGTCTGGTCATAGGCTTTGCGGGTATACATACCTAAAGAGCGCCACCCCTGACAGGGCTGTTCTTGTACTGGCTCATCATTTAGTTTGTAACTCGTCACCTTGCCGGTTTCATCTCCGTAGGCCATATCACTATAAGCAAACCCAAGCGCCGGATTCTTTATAAACGCCGTGACCATAGTCGTTAACGCATGCGGGTAAATAAAATCATCGCTATCAACGTGGCATAGCAAATCACCGGTCATGTTTTTAACGGCTTCTGCCCTGTTCTTAGGTGTCCCTAAGTTAGTTTGGTTTTGGTATACCTTTATGCGTTTATCTTTCTGTGCAAGAAGCTTTGCTATACCAAACGTAAAGTCTGTAGAACAATCATCTTGAATTACTAACTCCCAATTAGGGTAGGTTTGGCCTAGTATGCTTTGTACTGCGCGTACTAATAGCCTCCCCCGCCCCGTATGGCACAACATCATAATAGATACTTTCGGTAACATTATTTACCTTGTTGCGCTTTAGCCATATCTAAGATGGCTTTTGCTTCATCCAGATCGTTTTTAGCTTGGGCTTGCTCGTTTTGGGCCGCTACACGACTCGACTCAATAACCGCAGTGCTTTGGGCTTTCTGGGTATCAAGCTGTAAACGTGCTGCGTCAATGGCCGAATCCGCTTGGTCTTTAGCTGCCTTACGCTGTAGCTCGGCTTGCTTCAACTGTAGCTCTTGTTGCTGCATTTGGATGATTGGGTCTTGAGCCTGCTGCTGAGCTTGAGCCTGTGCTGCCTGCTGCTGGTGTGCCTGAGTAAGCTGAATTGCCGCCTTAGACTGTAGCTGCGCGAGCTGGACTTCCATATCCCGATCTATCTCTTCATTCGGGGCAGGTAACGGCGCACCAATACGCTCTTCGATCTGCTGGCGGTATAGGAACGCGGTATGCTCTGCGATGTGTGCCTGTAGAGACCCCATGATCTGGTTCGCCATTGGGTTTTGCCCGATAGTCTGCATAATCATTGGGTCTTGCATGAAGGCTTGGTGGGTAGCGATGTGTGCCTGATGATCTTGGTACATAAACGCTTTGACGGGGTCTCCCACCAGCGCATTCATATTCTCGCTTATCGGATCGGTAGGCTTCATGTCGTCTTCAGTCGGCACGAGCTTGTCGGCGTTCTTAATACCCAAGACCTCGATCATCTGGCGATGAAGCTGTGGAAGGTCATAGATTTGTGGGGCGGCCTGCGCCATCTGCATAACAGTCTGATACTGCACAACTCGTTGTGCCATCGTGCTGCTGTTAGGATCGCTGACGGGTATAACTTCCACCATAGCGTAGTCGGCGCGTCGCGCACGAGGTTCACCACGGTCAGGCACGTACAGATACTCTTCAGGCGCGTACTCGGCAATGATCTTTCTGAGGAGCTTGAACTCCTGCTTCATTGCGTAATGGACACGGGATTGCACCGCAGCCATTGGCTTGAGAGTACGTTCTAGTAGAGCAAGTGTTGTTCCAACAGGAGCATTAGCACTCATGTCGGATATGTTCATGTCTGAGATAGCACCCAAACGTCGGCCTTCTTCTGTGATCTGCCGCAATAATGCAAGCAACGTCTGACAAGGTTCTTTGTACGGCAGCGGCATAATGTTATCGCGGATGCTGCCAGAGGGTACGTCTACATCACGGAACTCGCCCGGACCAATCGGTGTGTCGTCGCCTTTAACTCGTAGTCCCCTAGACTTGAGACCACCGGGGAGATTGGATAGGGTTCCAGCGTCCACGAGCTGACGGATAATACTAGTGCCAGCTTTAGCATAACCACCAATAATGTGTATGAGGCCGAGTCCATAAAATCCAAATCCGGGTACGTAAGCATAATGTACGAAATGTTGACGCTTAAGCATCAAAGGATCGTCAATATTCCAGTTACGTCGTATAGCTAGAATCTTGCCTGTACCCTTCTCAAGCGTTACCACATAAGGCTTTGCGATCTGTAGGTCATCGTCTTCCCCCTCAGTGTCTACACCGTCAATAATCAGGTCAGCATGGACCTCAAGTATGGTGTAACGATCATCTGAAGTTAGCGATACGCCAGATTGCTCTGCTTTCGCCTCTTCTATATCCGTAAAGAAAGATACTGGATCACCTAATTCTACTTCTCGATAGAATCCAGCAGCTTGTAGCTTAACAATTTCGTTCTTTGTCTTGCGCATGACGTGCGTAACACGCTCCGCTGACTCAATATTAGAGGCACCGTAGGGTACGATTACGTCTTCAGCAGGGATATATAGGGCAGTTTGGCGTCCCATATTGGGATCATAGTACACCTTCTTAAAGGCGGAACCAGCCAAACCAAGGCTATACAACAGCCTCTCATGTTCGGGGCGGTATTCTACCATAACCTCAGTTAATTCATAGTTCATATCCGTCTTAACACGGAGAGCTGCGTCTTCTTTGTCTTGAGTGGGTTCACCAAGAATCTTCGTCTTAACAGGACCGGCAGCGGGGAACGTCTCGCTCATGGCTTCGGCTTGGAATCGGATGGCTGCTTCGGCTAGGATGTTACTGTATACGCCACAGGCATTTTCCCAAGGCTCAGTGCGCGCCTCGTACTTCATACCCAAAACATCAAGACCGGCAACGTAGCTGTCTGCCCAATCACGGCGAGCTGAGGTATCTGCGTCAATAGCCTCTTCTAACTCTCCAGCTATCTCTTGTAGCTGCCCGTCGTCTAAGTACTCAGCAAGGTTCGCATCGAATGGCGCCATGTCGGCATCTTCCGGCTCTTCACCAAAACTTATTTCAACGCTACCATCTTCAAGCTCTACCATGACGGGCATATCCTCGTCAGTAGCAATAGCCATCTCGATTACGGCATCTGGTTCGCCCATCTCACCCATCAACTCTTCATCTATGCCTTCGGGCATCCCGTACAAACCTTTCTCAATAGCCATCGTCTTATCCTTTAGTAATATCCACCGCGATGCCTGTACATAGGCTCGCCCTCGGCTTCGTCAGTTGGTAGGGATATAAACCCGCCTTGCCTAAACCGCATTAACGCCATTATAGTAGTATCCACCAAGTCATCATTAGACATGAACGGAAAGCCTGCGACTTCCTCGACTACTTCCTCTGCCCAACGTGTTTGTGGAACCCACACAAGTCCTGAACGTACTATATCAGAAACAGAGTTAAGTCTAGCAGTTTTATCGCCTGTGCCTCTATGCGGGGTGTACTCCTGCACTATTAGCCCTGACCTACGCATTTCCTGATACAACGGCGTACCACTACTCTTCTTCTCCACGATAAACGCATCTGGCTCCCATTCTAAGTACTCGCGGGTTGCCATCTCTTTAAGCTCGTGGAACTCTAACCGCTCCTTAATAGCATTGAGCAGGATGATGCAGTAACAATTCTCTTCCTCGTGGAAGAACACACCCCACGTAGTCAGTGCCGTGAAGTCAGCTCTATTGTTCTTTTCGGCCGCGGCGTCAAGCGTCATGATTATATATTCACAGCTAGGCGGGTCTTCGTGCGGCCACTCCATCCACCACTCACGCTTAACAAGAGCTGCCTCTTCCGCCGTAGGCTTCTGCTGATACTGGGCATTCCACTGGAACACCGGCATTGACGCTTTGGTTCTGTACAGAGCATCGAGATTAAAGAACTCAGGCCACAGGGGCTTTTCGGTTACTTTCTCTGTCTCTGCGTTCGCAATCTCCAGTATCGCCGGAAACTCTACTACCTCATACTTATCGGCCAAGTCGTTCTGCGCCATATCCTTAGTAACGCGCCCAGTCAGGTCATCTTGGTGCCATCGGGTCTGAATTATCGCCACACGACCTCCCGGCATCAGACGAGTACGCGCACCGAAGGTAAACCACTCGTATGCCTTCTCGAATACCGTGAAGTTGCCGTTAATTACGTCCTGTTCCGAGTGTGGGTCGTCCACCAACAGCAGATCTGCGCCACGACCAGCCAGTGCAGAG